GAATAGAAAAATATGTTTACGATTATTGGTGGGAGAATGATGATGACCTAATGATTTTTGATAATAGTATAACTCAACATAGGAGATTGGGTGATACCACAGATCGTTTGTGTTTGAGATATCAGTTTGATTATACCTATCTACATGATGGATTATATCAACCATATCTACAAGAACCTTTTATTACAAGATATACAGATAGAGTCACTAACTTTTATAAATTATTACAACATGAAAACCCAACCATTGACAATTTGACATCTGTGATATAATGGATAAAAAGATAAAAGATTTTATAGAGAGATGGAAAAAACGATTACGTTTTCCAAAACTCCCTCCACCAACCTGTCCCGCATAAACTATGATTTTCATATCATGTCCACCTGTCTATACTTTACCTGGCACTTGGACAAAATGTAATGCTCTCATACCGCATTATAACGCTGATCCAAACGCAACCTTGGGTATTTCTATATTAGTAATATTAGTTCTACTATCTGGGTTTGGAGTATACAGAGCATTTTTTAGTAATAAAGGTTTAACAGACCAATGGGATGATCACGACGACTAATGAATAACTTAGGACTAGAAATTATTTTTTGGACAGTATTATCGCTGTACATTTTGACAAAAATGGGTGTATTTAAAAAATGAAAGACCTGTGGCATAATTATAAGAAGATCTTATTTGATAAGTTCGACTTAGAACCTGATCCTCTTAGCATGGAGTGGGATGGAAAACGTAACACAACTCTAAAAGCGACAGAGTATCATAATAAATATTTTATAAAAGCAAGAGAGGTAGAAATTTACAATGAAAAGTCTTGTATCTACAACAACATCATCTATCCTAAGACTGGAGGTGATCTTTGCACTGATTGTGGGTGGGGGAGTAATCTACCCTGTTTTGGCATGGATCTTATGGGATTTGGCGAGAATAAGGTAATTATAGTATTTGATTTTCAACACCCTACCGAGAAGTTTAAGTTCGAGGTGCCAGGTTTACCAAAACCAACAGAGGATTATAGATTCTTTGAGAAAGGTAATCACTTCTCAGAGAATATAATTGTGCGTAAATGTAACGCAGACGAAGTAGATCAATATCTAGATATATTTGATAATTTCTTGGAAGTATATAAGAACATGGTAGAGGTTGCAAAACCAGATGGAGAAGATACGTCAGTATATGCTGACTTCGATGCTTATATGACACGTCTAGACCCTGTTGGAGGGTATCTAAAAGGTATATTTGGAGAGGAGAGAGCAGAACAGCTTGTCAAATCATTTCTTTTCTGCTATAATAAATAGTGTATTAAGGCGACGGTCTTGATACTGGGAGTGACTGAATAAACTTACTGGCAACCGCTAGTTAAGGTGATGAGACACAGGTGGTGCTGCACCGAAAGGTGAATCGACTTACCAGTCGGGTCTCAGGCAAGGAAAGTATTTTACACTGTAGTAATGCCCTTTCTTTTGTTGGTATACAGTAATCCAACCTCCCCCCTTTTTTGATCATCTATATCATTAATACACACAATACATTTAATACGGAGAATACGTATGTCATTTGCTTCACTTAAGAAGTCTTCATTTACAGACTTGCTTTCTAAAGCAGAAAATCTCAACAAGTCCGAAACAAAACAAGGACCTGATGAGCGTCTCTGGAAACCAGAGGTGGACAAAGCAGGAAACGGTTACGCAGTAATCAGATTCCTTCCTGCACCCGATGGAGAAGACCTTCCATGGGCACAAGTTTGGAGTCATGCCTTCCAAGGACCAGGTGGTTGGTATATCGAAAACTCCCTTACAACTTTAGGTAAGAAAGATCCTGTTTCTGATCTCAATAGAGAACTTTGGAACGCAGGAGCAGAGGGATCTCCACAAAGAGATCAAGCACGCAAACAAAAGCGTAAACTATCTTACTACAGCAACATCTATGTTGTTAAGGATAGTGCAAACCCTGAGAACGAGGGTAAAGTCTTCTTATACCGTTATGGTAAGAAGATCTTTGATAAGATTATGGAATCAATGCAACCCGCATTTGAGGATGAGACACCAGTAAACCCATTCGATTTCTGGAAGGGTGCTGACTTCAAACTCAAGATCACTAGAGTTGCAGGGTTCTGGAACTATGATAAGTCTGAGTTCGCTGAATCATCTACATTAGGTGACTTCAAGGACAAAGAGTTAGAAGCAATCTGGAAAGATGAGTATAGTTTGACAGCATTCACTGCTGATGACCAGTTCAAATCATATGAAGATCTTAAGTTACGTCTTGAGACTACATTGAAAGGGAACTACTCTAAACCAGTTGATCAGGAAGAGTTCGAGCAATTAGCAACACCAACACCTGTTGCTGCTGAGACACCCGAACCAAAAGAGGAAGAGGATACGTTATCCTACTTTGCTCAACTGGCAAAAGATGACTAATAGTAAAGGGGTCTTACGACCCCTTTTTTTACATCTGTATGTCTGAACCTGACGTTCCTACTGTTGTTATCTTACCCTTACCTAATATCTTATAGTATGCATCTACAAAATCCTCTATCATATTAGGTTTAATTATTTGTATTCTTTGTTTCTCTGCATTCAAATCAAATTCATAAGCAGCATTCGTAATTGACGCAACTGGATTAGCAGTAACAGTATTAGTTCCATCGTAATAACTTATAGCAAAGTTAGATGCAACTATTTTTCCTGCAGGAACTATGATATCACCATTTGCATTCTTTACCTCTGTGGTAACGTGATGTTTTGTTGCCATAGAGTTATCATACTTGTCAGCAATATACTCTTGTAATTGTGTTGTTGATCGTGGCCACTGTTTATAGTAGTCAGTTATATCATTTGCAATTAATATAGTCCAGTTATAAAATGGATTACCATAATATCTTGTTGCAACATCTTCTGGTTTCTCACCATCACGAACGTTGATTTCTGTAAATAACATTATCTCAGACTTGAACTCAGTTAATATCTGAGCACGTCTCCATATATTTTTAACCACAAGAAAGTCTGGGTCAAGAGGTGTAGATGAAAAGTTATATAATAACTCTGGTAATCTTTTCAACAAACTCATTAGAATGTAACCTCTGATTTGAAGTCTTGTGTGGTATCTCTAGCAAATACACCAGTGTTCTGTTGTAACACATTGTCTTTCTCTGCAAACGATGAACCTTCCATATCTGGACGTGTAAGTTTTGTTGTTTCTTTGAATTGTAATTCCATAGTAACAATAGGAATAGATCCATCAAAGATGGTTTGCATCTGACCAAATGGTGTAGTGTTGATTGTTAAACCTGTTAATGCACATAGTTTAGTTCTAGGCATCATGGGATGTTGTATAGGATCACCAAGTGCAGCACCATCCTCAGTGCATTTTACAAACTTAGGTGTCAATACAAATACATCTGGGAACGTTAATAATACAGCAGTTCCTTTACCATTCTTTGAGCCAGGATGCATACCACGTTTGAACCATTCTATAATGTCTATAACTCTATTACTTTCGTTTTTATTTCTTGATGCTAACTCAAATCTAAAACTAAACTCCCTACCAGTCATTCTTTCAAAGAACTGTATAGAGTTTTCATTGGGTGCAAGTCCTGCTAATCCTGCAACATTCTTAGGATTTAATTCACTGTTAACTTTCATAGGATCAGCAGCAGTCTTAACACCATCTGCTATACCTTGAACAATTTTTGTTGCTTGGTCTGCACCTGGTGTTCCAGTTCCTGATACTTTACTTGTAAGATAGTTTACTAATCCTCCAAGAGCACCACCAGTAGCTGTTATAGCACCGAATCTATATGCTTCATCTGCAGCTAGTGCTAGTGTTCCTAACTTAAATTCGTTGTTCCATTCAGCACCATACTTATACTGGAACTCATTAGGTAAAGGTAGCATGCATTTCTTAGACATCAAACCTTTATTCTGTCTATCAATTAACGCTTGTTTCTGTGCTTTTAATTGACCTACAGTTGTTACCTCACCATTCTTTAATACTATCCTTGTGCTATCATCTGCAGTAGTGATATCAATAGTTGTTCTTCTATTATTTCTACCTGTTGTCTTTGCTGATTTATATTCTGTCTGATATAAGTTTATATTACCTTGTCTTGTTCCATCACTCTCTCCAGAACCATATACATTTGCTAGTGCGTCTACTGCATCATTAACCTTGTTTGCTATTGAACTTCTACCTAGAGATCCAAGTGCATCGTTAAAATTTTCTGCAGCATATTTTTGTGCTTCTTCATAACTAAACTTCTGTATTTCCAAGAAAGAAGCATATGGTATCGAAGAGAGACCTGTGGGATATTCTATTACAGTGTTCTCGGACATTATCTATTGCGATGAAATTTTTCTAGTGGTAAGGTAGCGATTAGTTCTACTTCGCTCTCTTTGACTTCAAAAAAGATGCGGTCTGCATTCTTTGGTATATAATAACGTAACGTCTTCTTAGGGAACGTCTTACTATTTAGTGCCTTTAGCCTAGAGTTTGTCGTACGTATATAGTGAACATTAGCACCCAGTAGATTATCCTTCTTAAACTCTACAGCATATACAAGAGGATACTCGTCCCATTCTTTTAACTGATCTCTAAATTTAGGATCATATTCAAACGTATAATACTTACCTACACTAGGAGATTCAGTAGCATCATCTAATAATATATTGAATACTTCTTCTCTCAGTTTTGCTACTGAGATCTTATTACCTTTAAGTTGAGTCATCAATTCATCAAACCTTGAGCTCTCGCTCTGTGACGATTCTAAACTCCCAGAGTCTGTCTCTGCAATAGTCATTTGCTGCTTCCCACTTTGCTTGGTTAGTTGCGTAATCAAAGACTTCTCTTAGATACTTCTTTGTCTTACGTTTTTGAGGTTTGGGACCTTCGACCTGTCTTTTAGGTTTAACCTCTATTAAATATGATTTTACTTTACCGTCCTTCTCTTTCACTTTCATCCAGAAATCAGGGAAATAGCGACGCCATTTCTTTTGAACTGGATCGTAGTATGGTATAGCAACTTCTTCAGACCACCATTGTAGTATATTGGGGTTGCTATCACACCATTTCATAAACTTTCTTTCCCACAAAGAACGGTATACAACACCTGTAGGATCACCCTTATACTTCTTATAGTTGATGACTTTGTATTTTCCTTTGTAAGTCACTATAAATACATATATCAAACCATATGTATATTTATGGCAACCGCAAGAGGACTACAGAATTTCATGCAGGCTATAGGCAAGTCTGGTGGGGTTTCTGCGTCTAATTTATATCAATTCTCTTTCAATAAGAAAGAAAAGTTAGGTAAATTCTTTGATGATAATCTTGGTGATGACTTTTTGAAACTCACTGATAATGGTGATACAATGAATCTACAGTTGTTATGTAATGAGATACAGTTACCAGGTGTGACATACTCAGCATTTGATGTCAAGTCAGTTCACAAGGGTATTACTCAGAAGTTACCAACTGCAAAAGTATATAATGAATTAGATGTTAGTTTCTTTATGGATGGAACGTCATTACCTTTGAGGTTCTTTAGAGCATGGCAAGACTTTATGCAGAATGGAGTCGCACCTAATCCTGAGTTCTTCTATGAAGATCAACCATACACCAGAGTGTTTGCATCTAATTACTATGAAGACTTCGCATGTGACATGTTCATACACAAGTTAGAAAAGTATGAGGGAGCAGGAGGAAGACCTAGAGACGAGAATGGAAACGAAATAAAAGAAGATTATATTGAGACATGGACTGCAAGACTAGTAAATGCATATCCATATACTGTAGCATCAGTGCCATACTCTGCAGGTCCTGCACAACTTGTTAAGGCAACTGTAGGATTCTACTATGAGTATAGTCACTTAATTCACAATATGGAATAGGTGCTATATAATATACTGAAATTATAAATTATGCCATTACCTGAGATTGCGACGCCAATCTATACCTTGACTGTTCCTTCTACAAAGAAGAGAGTAAAGTATAGACCGTTCCTAGTCAAGGAACAGAAGTTATTAATATTGGCATTGGAAAACGATGACCAACAACAAATATTAGACGCTATAACAAAAACTATACAGGATTGTTTACACACTAAAGTAAACGTAGCAGACTTAGCATTGTTTGATATAGAATATCTTTTCTTACAAATACGTGCCAGATCAATCAGTGAAGAGATTGAGATGAAAGTTACGTGTCAAGACGACGGTGAGACAACTGTAGATGTGAAGTTTATGGTAGATGATGTCAAAGTTAACTATCCAAAGGGTCATACCAACATCATTAAACTAAATGATGAATTGACCATAGAGATGAAGTATCCTGATTTAGAATACTTTACTAAGATAAACTTTGTCGGTGAAGAACCAGATCCATATGAGTTAGTCGCTAAATGTATCAAACGTGTATACGTTGGAGAGGATGATTATTCTCCAGACTCTGAAAAAGAGGCAAGAGATTGGGTAGAAGGTTTAACAAGTGCACAGTTCGAGGGTATACAGACATTCTTTGAGACAATGCCATCACTTAGGCATGTATTAAAGGTCAAGAACCCTAAGACTAAAAAGGTAAATGAGGTCGTATTAGAAGGATTATCTGATTTTTTCGCATAGCCCTCTTTCACGAGGGCATCATGACCTTCTATCAAACTAATTTTTCTCTGGTACAACACCATAAATATAGCTTGACAGACATTGAAAATATGATGCCTTGGGAACGCGAGGTATACGTGAACATGTTAGCAACTCATCTCCAAAAGGAGAGAGATAGAATCGCAGAGGAACAACGTAGATCCTAATGGACTTTTCAGCAATCCTAAACTATACAAAGAAGGCAGCAAAGAGTTTGACTGTCGGAGTGATTGGTGCTGTCAGTGCAGATAAGACAACTGGTGTAGTTCCTGCTATAGCACCTATACCTATAGAAGCTGTAGATACTTCATATGCACAACCAGAAGTTATAAAACAGGATCCAAACGAACCTGAGAAAGATTACGAAGTAGTAGTAGTAGAAAGATTAAAAGAAGTAGCGAGAACTAGATCACTACCATATGAAAAGAAACCAGAGGTAGCACTGAAGTCAGGTGGTTTAGTAAAGAGGGAGACTGTTGCAAAGGTTGCAGAAGAAGAACCAGAAGTAGTTACTCCAGTCAAGAACTATGGAGAGTCAGTAGAACAAGTATATAAACAGGGTGCAGCGTTAATCATAAGCTCATCAATGGGTTTCTTGAAGTCATTACCTCCAACTCCTGCAAAGGGTAGTGTAATAGCAGAAGCAAATAGATTAAAGAGTATATTCGGCATTGTTGATACACCAAAACCACAGAAAGTTATTGGATTGAAAGCACCATTGAAGTGGTGGGGTGGCATGGGTGCAGCTGGTGCTACTGCTATTGCTATGGGTACACCTCAAGATAAGAAAGAAGGTGGTAGAGGTGGTGGTGGAATGGGCAATCCACTCAGAGGATTTAGAAACCTCAAGAAGATGTTCAAGAAATTTAAGATTGGTAAGGTATTTAAGAAGACTAAGATAGGAAAAGTTCTTAGGAACTCAGTAGCTGGTGTCAAGAAAGTGACCAGAGGTGCTAGTAAGATGGCGAAGTCTGGTGGTAAATTACTGAAGGGTGCAAGCAAAGCGGGTAAAACATTATTGAAGAAGGGTGCTAAGAAGATTGGTATGAAGGTAGGTGCAAAAGCAGCAGCGAAAGTTGGTGCAAAAGCACTGGGTAAAGGACTGTTGAAGAAAATACCATTTGTCGGTTTGGGTGCAGGACTATTGTTTGCAGGACAACGAATGTTGAAGGGCGACTTCAAAGGTGCAATGCTTGAAGCAGCATCTGGTATAGCTGGTACAATACCTGGCGTCGGTACTGCTGTATCCATAGGACTTGATGCTACACTTGCTGCTAAGGACATGGGCGTGTTGCCAGATCAGAAAAAGGCAGAGGATCAGCAGGCTGGTGTTCAAGCACCTGATCCTACAAAAGACATGTATGGTAGACCTATCATATTGAACCCATCAACCAAGAAAGCATGGGAGAAAGCAGTCAACGCTGCTGCTAAGGAAGGTATAAACTTGCCTATGAGTGTGACATCTTCATATAGAAGTCCAGAACAACAGGCAGCATTAATTGCAGCAGCAGAAGCGGGCGATGAGAACGCCATAAATCCTGCACCTGTAGGACAGTCACCACATGGACAAGGTTGGGCAATTGATATTGACTACTACTCAAAAGCAAACGAGTGGATGAGAGAGAAAGGTAAGAAGTTTGGTTTCCAATGGCAAGGTGAGCAAGACCCAGTTCACTTTGACTTCTATAATAATGAACCTAACGACAAATGGTTGAAACCTGGTAAAAACAAATGGATACCTAACGTTGATGATCCTGTTGGTGCACCATCATCAGGAACACAGAAGGCAGGAGGAGCACCACAATCAGCTGCAATAGCTGGTGGTAGTAGTGTATCACCTCCATCTGGATCTTCATCAGCAGAAACGTTAGCAAGTGAACCAGTAACACAGGGTGCTAAGGGAGCTGGTGGTGTTGTATCTTCACCTCCACAGGTCATACCTATATCAGGTCAACCTCAGATAGTTTATATACCAGAGGTTAAGAAAGAAGATACTAAGAGAAGGAATGCAGTCATTGATGTGTTTGGTAAAGGATCAGCGGAGGTAGTAGCATGAAGTTGCCAGGCGATTCAGATAAACAACAAGGTGTATCACATGAGATGATGCAAAGATCTCTACAGTCACAACGTCGTGTAGTAAAGAGAGTTGGACTGTTAGAGGATAGAGTTAGTGAGCTGGAGACAGCTGAGGTTGAACCTGGCGTAGAACTAGGGGACGTAGCAGATGGTGCTAAAAAGATTGCTACAAAGATAGGAGATAAAGCTAAGGACGTAGGCAAGTCTATAGGCAAGAACGCACAGTTACTTGGTGATAAGGCAGGTAAGGCTGCTGCAGGTGCTGCACAGGCAGCTGGAGAGAAAATTGGTCAGGCAAAGGACGCTGTAGGTGAGAAGATTGGTCAAGGAACTGAGAAACTAACAAATGTAGGTAAAGGTCTACGTAACTTTATAAAAGATAAAGCAAAAGCAGCAAAGGCATTCAAGTTACCTGGCGTACCTGATAAGTTATCACCAAAACCAAAAGAGGATCCTACAACAGGTAAACCTAAAGTAGCACCAGTAGCACAACCACAACAGAACCTTGTTCCAGATCCAGTAACAGCAATGGGTGTGGATCCTAAGACTGGAGAGTATTTGTCCAAAGAAGATAGGATAAAACAATTTAAAGAGCGTAGAGCGATGAGAGAGCAGGGTATTGACCCTGACAATGTACCAGAAGCAAAAGACATAGAGAAGGTAGACACTCTAGAGGAAGCAGGGATAGGTAAGGATGACACTAAGAAGAAAGTCAAGAAAGAACTAGAAGATGAGTTTGAAGTAGATCCTAAGATGAAGAAAGCATTTATGGAAGCGTTGGCACTACCCGCCAAGTCTGCTGCTGTTGCCATCACCGATCTATTAGAGAAGATTCCTGCACCAAGTAAGGAAGCATCTAAGATATTGAATAGAAATATATCTAAGATCTCTCAACAATTTAAGTTAGGTGCTGCTAGTTCTGAAGTTGCTAACGATGAAGAGGATAATGATAATAAGGAAGAAGGTGGTAAAGGTGGATCATTCTTAGGTACAATGCTTGCCAAAGCATTTAATCTTGCTAAAGGTGCTGTAAGTGGCGGTGGTGGTACGGGTGATGGTACTCCTGTTAGTGGTCAACCAGTGTTACCTCCTGCAGCTGGAGATCCTACCTATGGAAGACGTGCACCATATACAGGAACTGCTGATGGAATAGGACTTGGCGATGGTACTGAGGGTAGTAGAGCCATGCAACCTATCAAAAAACGTAAGTCATTGGCAAGTAAATTGTTTGGTTTGACACCTATGGGTATGGCATTTAATGCAGGTACAAAGATATTCAAAGGTGCAAAAGGATTAGCTGGTAAGATGTCAGGTATGAAAGGCATGATGGGTGGTTTAGCGAAGAAAGCATTTGGTCTGACACCTATGGGTATGATGGCGAAGTTTATGATGAAGAATACAAAACTTGGAGGTATATTCTCGAAGGGTGAACAGAAGACAAACCTAACAGAACTGACTGATAAAACTATACAAGAGAACAGAGATAATATGGATGCCAAGACTAAGAAGGCAGTAGATACTGCTGCAGGAACAGGTGCTGCAGTTGCAGCTGCAGGACAGTCTGGTGCACCTCCAATGCAGTCTGAAGGTGGTGCTCTTGCACAACCAGAGATAAAAGAGTCTCCATACATTGATGTATACAACGTAACTTCGCAATTCTAATGTCAGTTAATACACAGTCAAACTTTCAATTACTTGCTTTCCTTATTGCGGACTATCCTCCAATAACGACTAATCAGGTATTGTATGTAAAATACACAGAAGATATGCAAGCTGCTACCATGAAAATGGAAGTTCAAATCACTGATAGTGAGACTGGTATGCTATCTGAATTAGTTGGTATGGAACGTGTATTCATTTCCATAGGTGATAGTGAAGCAAAGACTGAAATTGGTGGAGACTTTGTGATATATGATATACAAGATAGAAAGAATGTTGGTGGTAAATCATCTGCTGTTCTTATGTTATGCACTGTTGATTTCTTAAACAACGCTGCTAACAAAATGTCACGTAGATTTGGTAAAGGTCAAGGTAAAAAGATCAATGATATTGTAGAGAAAGAAATATTAAAAGACTTGATAGGTGTTACTGATAACAGAATAGCAAGAATAGAACCATGCGTTAACAACTTCTCATTTGTGTCACCATATTGGAATCCATTTACTGCAATTAGATGGTTAGCAGCAAAGGCAATACCAGCTACAAAAGGTAGTGGTAAAGCAGCAACAGCAGGATATGCTTTTTATGAGACAAGAGCAGGATATAATTTTGTGTCATACGATTCGTTTGCTAGTCTAGATCCAGTCACAAGGATGGTTGTAGGACATGAAGGTGAAGAGTTAGAAGATGAAGACGACAAAGGTATCACTGCTATTGACTCGGTAAAGATTGAGTCATCAGTTGATCTATTGAAAGGACTAAATCTAGGATCATATTCTAGTAACGTTATGACTATAGATTTAAAAGATATGAAGTTTGAGCAGCATCCTTTCAGCATAAATAAATTTTACGAAGAGATATTGACCTTAAACTCAGGCGTTGCTCCAGAATTTTATAAAGGATTTGATAACAACTTGACGCATACTAGAATCATGTCAAAGGTATCAGACTCTGCATTATTTACAGAAGGAACTTATACACAGGGATTCACAAAACAACTTTCACAATCCAGTTTAAGGGAAAAATTATTTTATGGTAAAAAAGTCATAGTAGAATTAATATCAGATTACTCATTAGAGATAGGTGAAGTTGTGCAGTTAGATGTTTATAAAGGTGGTAGAGATAGAAAACAGGACTTTGCAAACTCTGGTAAATATGTTATCGGTAAGGTAGAAAGAACGTTTAAATCTAGTGGAGATAAAATGTCAACTAGACTTACGTTATATACTGATTCGGATGGTCAAGAATCATGATGAATGAATCACTCGCTAATTTTATAGGTAAGGAAGGGTTCAACTGGTGGATTGGACAGGTAGAAAATGATGGTGCAAAATTTTGGAATGCAGAACTAAACGATGGTGAGGGAGATTGGGAGTATGGTGACTGGGACTGGACAAATAAAGTCAAAGTTAGAATTATAGGTTACCACAATACAAATAGAAAAGAGTTACCAACATCAGATCTACCATGGGCACAGGTATTGATGCCACCCATATATTCACAGTTGTCTGGTATTGGGTCTATTCACCAACTACAAGTTAATAGTTGGGTTGTTGGATTCTTTATGGATGGTGCATCAGCACAGATTCCTATTGTTATGGGTAGTATCAGTGATGAGAACGCTGATAGTAGTTACGGTGTCACTGGTGGTAAAGAAGAGGGATTTGCTCAGTTAGTTAGTCCAGAATATAAGTTTCCAGATCATAGTGAGACAGGTAGTTCTGCAGGAAATACAGCAAGCACAGTTGAAGTTGATGAAGAAACTGGTGTAGATGTTGCTCCAACTAATAATGATGGACATAAGACTGAGGAGGGAGAGGAGACTACAAAGAACGAACGAGGACCTGCAAAGGGAGAGACAGAGAAACAGGCAATAGCAACAGAGAAACAAAAGGTGACAGTCCAAGTTGGTAATGGTAAGTGTGGATCAGAGACTGCAACTAAATTGGAAGCACCTATGGCAGAGTTCATGAAGTTTGCTCGTGGTATAGAGAAGAATGATATAGATGAGTTTATTGACAAGGCAACTGGTAAAGTTGTTGATTTAGAGTATGAGATAAACCTTACTCAAATGAGGATCCAGAAAAAGTTAACTGGATTGACTGCTAACATCAAGGGTGTAGTCATGGAAGAGACTAACAAACTTGTAAAGGAAGGTCTTGCTAATCTCAGTATTCCAGATCCAGAGTTAGATGTTGCAGTAAGAGATCAATTAAAGAACGTTGGTGACTTGGTATCATGTCTATTCAAACAGTTGATAGGTGAACTTGGTGACTTTATTAAGGGTATGCTTAAAGATCTAGTAGAGAATGTATTAGACACTGCACTATGTCTTGTTCAGAATATGCTTGGTGATCTTATGAAGAATTTGATGGACAAAATTTCGGGTGCATTAGATATATTGAAAGGTGTAACAGGTGCTATCAAAGGTGCAAGAGATAAGATACAAAACTTACTCAATAAGGTAGGAGATTTCATAGATCTATTTTGTGATGGTGCTTTATCATGTGCTATTGGTGCATCAGTATTTGAAACAGGTCTTGGTGCAAAGGCAAAGGGTAACGATGCAACAGCAAAACAAATTTCACAGTATCCAATCAAACCTCCAAATGCTATATCAATAATAGGTAAAGGTATACCTATAAATGGATTTGTTCCTGCTGTTGATCGTAATGGTATCAAGAAAATATTTGATACCACTAGTGGTGCACTTGTTGATCTTAATAGTGCAGCTGGTATTGCAACTGGTTTGACAGAGAAGGCATTTGATACACGAGGACCTCTAGAAAAATTTGAAGGTCTTAATTTCTATGATTCATCTGGTAATATCTCAAGTGCAGCAGTCAACTGTAGCAACAGTATATTGAATAGGAAACCATGCTTCCCAGAAATGGTATGGGATAACCTACAGTCAACAAGTCCTATCAAGGCACTACCTATCATAGATGATATAGGACAGATACTTGGTGTGTTAATGAAAAAGAAAGGAACTAATGTTAACGCAGAAGCATCAGTCAAAGCACAGTTCACATGTAATGACCCAGAGGGAGGTGGTGCTACATTCAAACCTAATATTGCTAATGGTCAGGTAGATTCCGTAGAAGTTCTTACACCTGGCATAGGATATGGATTTGATCCTGCTACTACATTCTGTCCTAATGAACAGTATGCTGTATTAGTAAGTAAGATAGGATTGCAAGAGCATGTAAATGATGGTGAGTATCTAGAACAACGTATCACTGGATCCCCAGATGTATTACAGGTTGTTGACACCGATTATGACACTGATCATATATTATTAGCAACCTTAGATACTTCATTCAATTCACAATTAGAGGTAGGACTAGAGTTAAGAACTAAATCTGGTCATGAGTTTACGTTGAACTTTAATAATAAGTTCCCAACACTTGTGATACCACAAGATGCAACAGCAATATATTCTAAGTGTGGTGATGTAATTCCTAAACTTGAGGAGGTTAAGATTATAAACGTTGGTAGTAACTATGTCAATCCAATCATCACAATAGGAACAGGATCCAAGAAACAAACTATCGGATCTGTTACAACCGATTCTAAGGGTAGACTTATCAAAGCAACTGTATCGCAACCAGTATTAGGTTTCGTTAAACCTGTAGTAGAAGACAAGGGAATGTCTGGTGTAGAGGGAACTGGAACAGGAGGATTATTGAGTGTAGTATATACATACACAAGTCCTAGAGAACTTAGAGAGAACAATGTCTTACCACTCACACAATATGTTGACTGTGTAGGGCATCCTATGATAAAATCTGCTATAGAGGATGAAGAAGCAGGACTAACTGATACATCATTTAATTTAGTTGATAGCACAATAGATGATTCTACTGTTTTAAATACTACTGTTGCAAATGAAACGCAGCAGACTATTGCTGATCCTACTTCTACACCTATTACACCATCTACTCCAAGTGCACCTTCTACTCCATCGACTCCCTCAGCACCAAGTGCTCCAAGTGCTCCATCTGCTCCAAGTGCACCAAGTACTCCTAGTTCGCCATATGGAGGTGGATACTAATGTCTGACATCACACCATTCTCAGGTGGAACTGATAATCCCAACGATACACCTAAAGTAAAAATCAAGTATCCATACAACTGGGTGCAAGCAACCTCAGCGGGTCATATGTTCGAGATGAACAACACTGAGGACGGTGAATACATACGTTTGCTCAATGCAAATGGTAATTTTCTTAACATAGATGAGAAAAATAACAACAACTTAGTTTCATATAATGATACATATATCTTGTCAGACCATAATCTTGTTATAAGAGTTGGTAAGGATATTGAGAACGATAGAATGGCATTGCATGTAGTCGGTGATGTAAACATTTACGTTGAAGGTAACATGCATTCTGAAGTTGAAGGTGATAGATTTGATAGAGTGAATGGTAACTACCAGATGCAAGTCGGTGGTGTATGCACCATTCAGTCAGATGAGAATATGGCAATACAAGCCAAGAATGAAATGAAGTTGCAATCCAATGCCTACACAAACAAGACAACGTTCTTGGAAAATGACTTGAGTGAAGGCGGTTCTGTAAAAGAGAACGTAACTGGTAATTATGAAGTTAAGATATTAAAATCATCATCCACATTCTCTGTCAACAGTGATGGAGACATCCGCACAAGAGCTGCAGGATGCAGATATGAAAAAGTTGATGGTAACTTACTCACTAATGTAGGTGGTAAAGTCAAAACACAGGTGGATGGTGGAAATGTATCATGTATAAACGGAGGTGCATTCAATGCAATGATCTCCATACCTGATAGTAATGCATACAAATTAAATGTATCAGGAAACATCAAGATGGATGCCAGTGGCAACGTTGATATTGATGGATCTGAGATATACTTGAATTGATTGTAGATTTCAATTAACACACATGACACAACACCATATGTCAGTAACAAAGCAAGAAGCAGAATTTCTTAAGAGTATTCTTGCTGCACATTTAGACGATTTCGTCGAAAAACTGGTAAGAGAAGATAAAACAGACAATGCTATGAAGCATATGCAGGAGAATAGACAGGCAGGACTTGAGCTTATAAGTAAGGTTGAGGAGACCATCAGACGAGCAGCGAGGGCGGGTAACTCTACCTACTTTACAAACTCTGAATGATGTGCTATACTGATTTTATCATCGCATCATATTAATGCATAACGAAGAACACCAAAGGGATACAATGGAAACCCTTGACAAAGTGATAGTAGATATCCCTTCAAGAAAATTTGTTCTGTTCAGTAATACAGGTGACCGAAAAGAGGTTGATTGCGACATGGATCAATTCATGAGAGTGCTCTCCCTCATCCGAGAACTAGTTCCAACTGAAGAAGTAATTTACGTCTAATGTCTTATAACCACACATACGCACAAATCAAAGATATCTTAAAATCTTCCAAAAAGATTACTAAAGATATGATGTTACAGATTGCTTCGTTGGCAATCGTTGAAACTATGGGTTCAGAGATGCCAGAGGGTATAGAAATCAAATGGGACAGTAAACTAGGTGATGACCTAGAACTGGATAGTCTGGCAATGGTAGAACTCGTTATGTTTCTAGAAGAATGTTTTGGTATTGAGATACCTGACGAAGAAGCAGGAAATATAGTTACTGTTGGTGATGCCTGTGGAGTAATTAAGAAGTGTAAGGCAAATAAAGGTAAGAAGAAAACAATAAGTGCTGCTGCATTGAAGAGTAAACAAACTGCAGTTCCACATCCTGACAGTCCTTTTATGTCAAAGAAACCTCTGGAAGGCATGAACAAAACATTTCCTAGCGATGCAGATACATCAGAACTTTCTTAAACACGGAACGTTTCAAGAATTAAAGAGAGAAATAATAACTCCCGACTTTACATGGCACTATGCTATGTCACCTGGCGAACCAGAGCAGTATTGTCGTATCCTTTATTGGGATCATCAATTTAACTGTGATGGTAAACTAATGAGGATACTTAGAACTATTACTAATCAGTTAGGTGCTATTGCTATATTAAAAATCAAGGTAAACTCTACCTCTAGAAATTCACCAGAACAAATGTGGCATTATGATTGGAACTTGAAGACACCCAGTAAGACTTGTATTATATACTTGAATACTAATAATGGACGCACTGAATTTCAAGAACATGATAGCGTAGACAGTGTAGAAAATACTGCTGTTATCTTTGACACTAACACACAACACAGGGGTGTGCCACAAAGTGACACTGATCGTAGGTTGGTCATGAATATCAGTTACTTTGAAAAATGATAGATAAATTTTGTGACTGGTTTGAGGGTGAGTTTGACAACTGGACACAGGCAGCATCTAACCCTACAAAGTGGGCACATATAATAGTAAAGCATGAGAAGTTAGATGACTATAAGTATCATACATCTTCTCGATATAGT